GAGAGCAGCCAAGGTGCTGACCGTTGATTACATCAGTGCCATGAAAGAGCGCACCGCCACCACCGAACTGTAAGGAGGTGAAGTATGGCTGATGCAGTCACAAGCCAAACCATCCAAGATGGTGAGCGTAAAGCTGTTCTGAAATTCACTAATGCCTCTGACGGCACCGGTGAGTCGGCTGTCAAAAAAGTGGACGTTTCTGCTCTCACAGCGAATGCTCGAGGAGAGTCTTGCTCGGCTGTCACCATCAATAAAATATGGTGGCAGTGTACGGGCTTGAGCGTCAAGATCGAGTTCGATGCGACCTCAAACGTGTTGGCGATCGGCTTGAGTGAAGACTCGAACGGTTATCACGACTATTCGGATTTTTCGGGTATACCGAACAATGCAGGCAGTGGTAAAACCGGAGACTTGGACTTTACGACGGTGGGGCACTCTAGCGGTGACACGTACATGATTATCCTGGAGTTGATCAAGTCCTATGGCTGATACGTCGGACGTCACTCGAACCAAATCGGGAAGGCTCGTCTATCGTGGCGAGTCCTTTCCTGGTTATAACAAACAGAAGCGAACGCCTGGTAAAAACAAAAAGTTTGCTGTTCTTGCCAAGAAGGGCGATCAAGTAAAGATCGTGCGATATGGCGATCCCAAAATGTCAATCAAAAAAGACCAGCCAGATCGTAGGAAGTCTTTTCGGGCTCGGCACAATTGTGACGCCGTAGAAAAGAAAAAGGACGTTTTCTCAGCGGGGTATTGGTCTTGCAAGAACTGGTGATCTCATGACTGTGATGTTTATGACCGAAGCTGGCCGAAAGACTGGTGATTCGAATATAGATAGGCTCGCGGCAGAGTATGAGGACACTTATGGAATGCCGCTCAGCGACGCTCAGATAGAAAGATTAAGCTTTTTATCTGATAAGCCAGAATTTGGTAATTATGCAATCGATACCTCCGATTTTGTTTCTGACGCACCTTTTGGAAGCCCACAGCGAGATTCTGAGCTGCGCGATTTCACAAATAGGCTGATTGCGGAAAGAAACGCCAAGCGCGAAAATCTAACACTCGAAACCGCAGGACTTTTGCCTGATCAACCGGTTCTCGGTGGCCCGGATGGCCCTGGCTCAAGAAGTCGACCAAGGTCGCCTGAGGTGGTCAAGGATAGACCGATTTTTGCACCACCAAACCGCTTCCCTCGAGGCAGACCACCAGGGGATCCTGGTTTTGCAAGAACTGGTGATGGTATGAGTCAAAGACCTGGCACAGGTGTCGGCAACTACCGGGCTTTACCGGTAGGCGGAGGGATCGTACTGCCCCCGATGACAGATCAACGCGCTAGACTACCGCGTGAACGTCTACCCCGACGAGAAAAGGGTAGGCCGAGGCGCCCATCTATTTTCAGCCCACGGGTCTCTGATGATCTGGCGGCTGCGCAGGAGGAATACGGTAGCACGGTTTCTCCGTTTGCGGATTTGAGTCAATTCCTGAACCGGCCGGTATTCGATCGCGGCTCTTTGCCAGAAATGCAAGCTCCGACGCTAAGCGAAATCGGGACGGCACAAGCCAATGTCAAAAGACCCTTTCCCGGCTTTATCGACACCGGAATGGCGGATCGAATCGGTCGAAATCAAGAGATATCCAATCTCCGAGACGCGCTGAGACAAGACATATCTACCAGTGAGGAGGCTGCCCGGTCTGAGCGTTCTGATATCACCAAAAGTTTAGAAGATCGGATCGCCGAGTTGCGCACTGGCGTTGACACAGAAACCGAGGCCCTGCGCCAAGCGGGTGTCGACGAGCGTGCGGGTTTGCTTCGTCAAATCGAAGAGGGCGATCGTTTAGTGCGAGAAGCGCAAGAAGCAGCGATCGGCAGTTTGCAAGATGCACAAGGCGGCTTCCAGTCAGACGTGCAGTCAAGAATCGAATCGCTCACAGGCGATCTTGCCAACATCAACAGCGCGATCGATAGCCAATACCAGACCTTGAATGAGCAACAAAAAGCCGCTGCTGATAGTACCTCTGCGGAGATTGATACGCTCAACCAGCAGCTCGAGCAGCTTTATGGCGACGTCACAACGGGAGTGACAGAGCAAACCGACGAAGTGAGAGCAGAGACGGCTGGCCTTGTTCAAGATCTCGAGCAGCGCATCAATACGATCACGGAAAATTTTGGAGCACTGCCGATCGAAAGCATTCAGGCGGAGCTGAGCGCGGTGAATGATCGCACGGCACAATTTCAGCAAAGCGTTGATGTCGCTGCGGCCGAGCGTGCCGACTTGGCTCAACAGATTGCACAGATACAACAAGGAGGTCTGACGCAAGCCGACCTTTCAGCCGCTCTCAGCCCCATTGAGCAACAACGTCAACAGGCAATAGCTTCAGCAATCGACCCGATACAACAGCAGATTGAAGCCTTGCGGGGTGAGATACCGCAGCAACAAAATATCGATGTTGATGCCTTGCGACAACAAATTACCGAACAGGTTATGAGTCAACTGCCACAACAACAAACGACGCCTGCTGTGACGACCGGCGCGGCAGAGGGTCAACAGGGAGTGAGCGTCGAGCCAGAGGGCGACGTTTACGCAGATCTTGGGCCCTCCAGCTCTGAGGCTGCCGGGTTCAACCCGGCTGTCACCGCGAATATCTCGGATGGCCGAGCAGACGCTATGGGATTTTTTGACGACCCAAGGCCGATGCAACAATTCAATCAAACGCCTGGTGTGCGTGATACTGTTGCGGTTCCAACTATGCGTGGAAATCAAATGACTGGTCGCACTGGGCCATTCATCCCTGACATGCGTGACATCATGCAGGGCGTAGACGTCAGAGGAGTGAAAAGATAATGGCCAAAGATAGTGTACCGAAGAACGTAGCAAATCCGGCTTTGTATCGAAAAGCAAAAGCCAAAGCCAAGCGCAAATTTGACGTTTTTCCTAGTGCATATGCGTCAGGATTTCTTGTGCAAGAGTACAAGCGTATGGGTGGCAAATACAAAGGTGCGAACGGTGGTGAAGTCACGTTAGATCCGCAGAAAAGCGATCTTGATCGTGACGGCAAGCTGAGCAACTACGAGCGCAAGCGCGGGACAGCTATCGCGAAGAGTATGGCCAAGCAAGCAAAAGGGATGCGCAACGGCGGCACGGTGATGGTTCAAAGCCGAGGCTGTGGCGCGATCATGCCCGAAAAACAAAAGATGACGAGGGTGCCTCGTGGCTAAGCCCCAGGGTGGTCTGAAAAAATGGTTCGGCAAGGGCAAAGGTGGCGACTGGGTTGACATCGGCGCCCCGAAAAAGGATGGCAAGTTTCAGTCTTGCGGTAGAGCTAAGGCTAAGGGGTCGAAACGCAAATACCCAAAATGTGTGCCGCGATCGACTGCGAAACAGATGACGAAAGGCGAGATCAAATCCGCAGTGACTCGTAAGCGAAAGAAGAAGCAGGGTGTTGGTGGCAAGCCGACCAACGTGAAAACTTTCCTTGCCAATGGTGGCGCGGTGATGATCCAAGCGCGAGGGTGTGGTGCTATCATGCCCGAGAAACAAAAGATGACACGAGTACCTCGTTCCTGAAAGGAGTAAAAAATGGCTGGGCACAAAAAGAAGGGTATGAAGGCTAAAGGCATGATGGCTGGCGGGAAGATGAAGGCCAAAGGCATGAAGGCTGGAGGCAAGATGAAAGCGAAAGGCATGATGGCTGGCGGCAAAATGAAAGCCAAAGGTATGAAGGCCGGGGGCAAGATGAAAGCCAAAGGTATGGCCATGGGCGGCAAGATGAAAGCCAAGGGCATGGCCAAGGGCGGGAAGATGACCACCAAGGGTTACGCCAAAGGCGGTGCAGCTGGCGGTATGAGAAAGCCTTCAAATAAAAATAGCGGATTGTATGGCCGCAGATAGTGGCGTATCTGCAAAGCAACGTCCCTTACTTCAAATGTTGGGTTCGTAAGGAATACACGCACAATCATGAGCAATACCATGGCGAATTCATCCACGCCATGGCGATTGCTGTCACGACGATGCCGACCCGCTGTCTCAGCTTCCAGGTCATTTTCACCGGGGCTGAAACGTACGACGATGACGAAGAGCCAAACGTGCATGGCGGTGCGATGTGGGCCCGTATGCCCATCACAGCCCTAGTCGGTGACACGCCCCTGGAGGAGTGGCCAGAGCCGATGCCGGTTTGGGCGGCTCAACCCTGGGATTGCTCATCTCGGGATCACGCCGTCTATGTTTTGGATCGCTGCACGCCTTGTCCCTGGTTAGCAAAAATCGATGGCGAGATGTATCCCGCCAAGTATCTTTTCACCGTTGATTACACAAACAACGAAATCGCCGACGATCCCGCTCAGCATAAGCAGAGCCATGTGCTGGAGCTGCTGGATGCTGGTGAGTGGACGGGCAATATCGTAGCACTGCCGAACAACCGGGTCAGAGTGACTCACCCCGCCTGGTTCGAGACCGGCGAGGGCGCTCCTGATTTTCGCCCGTCGCAACATATCCATTACTCAAAGTCTGATTTGGATTACACTCTGGACGTGAACCAAGTGTTCGATAATCTTTACGCGGAGACGAAGCGTGGCGGTAAGCGGAAGTAAAAATTTTGAGCTAGATGTTGCGGATTACGTCGAAGAGGCATTCGAGCGGTGCGGTTTAGAGCTGCGTACGGGTTACGATCTGAAGACAGCCAATCGATCGCTCAACCTCATGTTGGCCGAGTGGGCCAACAGAGGGCTGAACCAGTGGACGATCAACCAAAAAGAGATCTCGCTGGTAAAAGATACGACCGTCTACACGATCGATACCACAACGCCAACTGCGACGATCGATGTGCTTGATGTCTTCATTCGGGAGACATTGGGCGGAGTTTCCACCGACGTGCCAATGACGAGGATGTCCCGATCGGAATATGCAAACATTTCCACCAAGACAAGCACTG